ACCCCAAGTTTTCTCCACAACTACCTTATCTAGGATAACATTGCTTGACTCAATGATGTTTACTCCCATTCCCCATTCACCTGTAGTACCTACATGTGTGTCTCTATCTCCTATAATCTTAATGTTTCTAACGGTTACGTTGGCTACACTACGGATGTCTACAATCGCATAGTTCGTTAGGCTAGTTGAGTTTAGTTGGATAACAACATTACCTCGCCCCTCTAATGAACAATTACTTTTAACCGAGATAACATTAGGAGAGGAGGAAGTTGCTGTAACATAGTAATTACCAGAGGGGAATACTAGTGTTCCGCCTCCAAGGGATTCAATATAAGTAAGTGCCCTTTTTATTCTACTAGTATCGTCCGTTTCAGGGGGTAGCTTTGGGAAATTAGCAATACTAACCGTAACTTTGGAAAGAGTATTGATCGTGTTATCGTAACCTTCTACTTGTTCCCCTAACTCTTCAATCTTTTTGTTGGGGTCAGGGAAGTTTTGATACATATTGTCTCGAAAAACGTTTGACATTTAATTACCTCCAATCTATTGTGTAGTTCCTGTATAATATAGCATTTGTATACACTAAAAAGACACCCTTTTAGGTGCCTATATAATTCTATGTTTTGATAGAAACTGAGCGATGCTGTCTCGTACTTTATCTTCTCCGTAGAAATAAGGTATCCTTAGAAGCTCTGTCCCTTCTGTATCAGCTACATATCGATCTTTTATACTATCGCTTATCTTTTGCTTTTCAAAGCCTTCCTGCCCTCCAAAAGCTTCGATAGGCATGTAGTGTTGGTGCCCATCATACTCAATGAACAAAAGCTTATCTGAGTGAATGCAGAAATCGTATCGATAGTTTTTATTTTCTATTCGTACGAGGTATTGCTCTTCTACTCTGATATCAGGGATTAGTTCTGCTAGGATACGAGATACTAGTACCTCACCTTTACTTTTGTTACATTTAGGGCAGCGCTTACCTGCTAAAAATAGATCATATGTAGCCGGGTAATCATGCCCCTCTGGACATCTAAATATCATTCGACTTTTCCTTGAGATAAATTCTCCACTAACTACATCGAACCCCTCTGCATTGACCGTAGCTATAACCTCTTCTATTGGTGTTCTTTTCTTTTCAGTCTTACAGTAGGGGCATCTTCTGCCTTTTTTAAAATTCTGATAACTAACTTCATAGGGGTCATGTAGCTTATCACACTTAACGATCATTCTCTTATGCTTACACTTAGAGCCTTCTTTGATTTCTAGTAGAATGTATCCTGCCTTCTCTACTTCTGCTTTTACTACTTTCGGGTCAATCCTTTTAGACTCGTTACGTTTAATGATGGCGCAGGCTGGACATCTCTTTCCTGTTTTAAAATTTCCAAACCTAACCTCGTATGGGTCATGCCCCTTATCACATTTAACTACTAAGGATGTACTTGCGTTTGTATACTCCTCACTTATTAGGCTGTACCCTTTCCCCTCTATATATTCTTTAACTTCTCCGTATGTTAGTCTTTTAGGCATAAGTACCACTCCTTTCATGTTTATAATATAGCACAACTTCATAAAATTTGCAATAAAAAAAAAGAACCCTGTATAATACAGAGCTCTTTTTTGACATTAACCTCTTACATTAGCTGAAGTTAAGAAGTAGAATCTAGCACTTTCTGAGCTAATTTCACCTACAGAAGTTGATTCTGAGTAAGTATCGATTGAACCGTTTATACCCTGTCTTTCGACATATTTGATAGGGACTAGACTATATCTTCACTCTATTACTAGAGGCAACCCATTTCCACCTTTTATGGTGTACTCCCTCGCGGGATAGTCGTTGAACCTTTCTCTATTCGAGACTTGGCTGCTGATTGCCCAATCCAATTCATTTTCAAGCATTCACGCTTAGGCTTGTTTCATCCTTACGTTGTAGCTGAGTTGGCTCTAAGGGGTTTCCAGCAGTTAGAGTTGTTTAACGTGAACAGTTTATTTTATCCACGGTATGCAACGATAACTTCTTGAGTATAGTTGTCATACAGTACAATGTCCATGATATCCATTTGTAATACTTCTTCACCTAAAGCGGCAAAGCCTAGAGACGCTAAGTTCTCTTTCTTCATACGGAATCGTTCTACAGTTACAGAACCCTCATAACGCAAGTAAACGTGCTCTTGCGGCATGATAGAACCGATCTGGTAGACCCCTGTAGTACCGAAGCTACGTTCTGCTGAGATAGACTGAGCACGAGCGATAGGTACGTTCTTAATCATAAAGTACACCGTATTAGCGGACTGTACTGTTTGGTTAGTTACAGATGCCATCTACTTTCACTCCCATTCATTTAGTAAATTAGGAGAGGTCTAGCCTCTCCTATTAATATAGCTCTTAAGCCACTAACTCATTGTCTTCATAAGTGATGTACACGTTAATGAAGTCAAGTCCTTGGCTAGGTTGTACAGTCAAGTTGATACGAGCTGTGTTACCAGAGATAACAACTTGTACGTCATCTGGGTTGTAGTCTACGATCAAGCCGTTTACTTTCTTTTGTTGGTCTAGGAAAGACTCAACACGGTTCTTGATGATAGAAGCAGATGTGCTGCGGATACGAGTACCGATGAACTCGTTATCTAGTACCTCACGTAGCTCTGTTGTTAAGAAGTCAGAAACCTCTCCAAGAGAGATACGGTTTTGTACAGGCTCAGTAGAGACATTGTACGTTGTAGGGTCAGATACAAGACGGAAGTGAGATGACGTACGAGTACGCACAAACTCTGTCATGATTACCCCTGCATTGTTCAATTGATCTAACTGGTCTCCTGTAAACTTCTGGTCAAGAGACTCGATATTCACTTTTTTGTAAGTGATAGGTTCACCGATTTCTAGTCCACTAGCTACCCCTGCAACTAATGCTGCATACATAAACGCCGGGAAGTTGTAAACACGACCGTCTGCCATTCTACGAGTACCAGAGTTCCCTACTACACCCATACGAGCGTTACGTAAGTTCATCTGACGAGAGCGCATTTCGTCAAGCGTTTCACCGATTCCTCCACCAACTAGACCACGTAAGTGCATTCCGTTGTTAGAGCTGTCACGTAAGAACTGAGAAAGTTCACCGTGGATTGCAGCATCACTTGTTAGAGGCACAACGTAGTATGCATTCAAGTCAGTGATTAAGCTGAATAAGCTAGCCCAACTTGGAGGAGCTGGTTCTGTTTTAGCGCCTGCTAAACTTGTAAGTGCTACTGTTTCAGGTAGTGCTTGTTTACGGTCAACCTCCACCGATACATACGTATCACTAGCGATTACGTCCTGTAGGTCGGCACCAACAGCTGTTACAGTCTTAGGAGCAGCCTTGATATCAGTAGCAGCTAGAACATCTAAGAACTCAGTCTCAATGTTTTTGTTACCACCTAGAGAGATCATTTGTGCTTTAAAATCTGGTAAGTTATTAATATCGTTTACTAGTAGGTGAACGTCTTGATATAAACCTACACCTAGTTCGTACGTACGAACAGCTGCCATGCTTCCTGTATCAGCACCAACGCTTAATACTAGCTGTGTAGCTAATTTGGAAGTGCTGTCTACCTTTACTTCAACAGTAGCTGCTGCTTCTGTACCTGTATATTGTACAGTGAAGATATTACCGATGTTATCATACACACGCTCATAACGTTCTTTAGTGAAGTAAACTCCTAAACGTTTAGAGTCTGTTACTGCATTGTCTGATAATTCGATCTGGATTCCATTAGCATCTACACCATATAACTTAGAAGTAAATTTTAATGCTCCTTGAGTTAATGTTGCTTGTGTAGCTGCGTCTGTACGAATAGCGATGATCTTACCAGCACCAGTTACGTTAGGTGATGGGTTCCATGCCATTTCAATTGCGTCAAGTAACTCTCCGCCACGGAAAATTTCACGAGCTTGAGCAAAGTTACTAATTGTGTGTGGTACGTTAGGCTGTCCCCCAGTAGCGGAACCTAAAAGTACAAGTGGTTTTTCAGAACGCGTATTTGCAGACCCTAGTGAACTAGCATCTAAAAAGATTTCTGTTCTTGGACGCTGACGATCGTAACCGTAAGATGTTGCCATAGTCTGTCTCTTCCCTTCTATTAACTAAATTTTAGCTTATCGGCTAATGTTTAAATGTTGTTTCAGTGCTTCTAAGAATACTTTTTCATCTGTTTGGTAGTGACTACCTTGCATCTTAGCCTTAAATCCAGCTGCCTCAACACTTGTTAAACCATACAACTGAACTGCTGTTTGCAAGAAAGTGTCGATATGCACATAAGGCTTAGGCTTGTACTGCTTCTTTTCTTCCTTAGCCTTTACTGTTTTCTTTTGCTCAGCCAATGATCTCCCCTCCTTGATCTTTATACTTGATTGTTAGCATAATTTTTTCTAAAATTGCGTCACTGATAGGGGCATCAAGGCTGTAAGAAGTTGTATATGTTACAATCGACTCCCTACCATATAGAATTTCAGGTACACTGTCCGTCCCTACTGGAATTTCCTCTATCTGACCAAACTGTAATTTCTGTAGTAAGAAGCTCGTTAGCTCTTCCGGGTTGCTTCTCATTAGGATAAGAATAGCTTTGACAATTAAGTCTAGGCACCTAACTGTATCCATGTTTGTCGAAACAACTAAAACGGAGTAATGCTCTGTTGTCGTGAACCCATGCTTTAATCCGACTTCATCTCCTGCAGAAGCAATGTAGTTAACGTTGTGCGTCTCCCCTACAAAAAGCGGGTCATAAGTGAAGTAGATTCTATTCTTATCGATGTGGACATTATCATCAATTGAGAAAGAGATTCCTTCTACATTGTTAAGTTCCGCGATTGGCTGTTCTACTTGGAAGAAGCATCGCTCCTTCTTTTCGTCTGCCTGAATGGTTACAGACTCTTTAATCATCCCAAGTTGTTTATTCTCGTATGTCCCTTCTAGGTTTCCTAGGCTGGTTTTAGATTCTGCTCCTTCTCGTAGACCTATGTAGATGGCTCCTTTTTGATCTTCCTTGTCCTGAGGCATCGTGTAGGTGATTGGAATTTCCCTAGCATTTGTCCCTGTATACGCTCGAATAAAGTTCTCTGCGATTGTAGGTTGTATGCCTTTCAGTATTTCCTCTATAATATAGCGGTTCGTTAAAATAATTTCTAACTTCGATTCAATTTGTTCATAAAGATATGTGTCGATACTTGGTAACAAGAAAATCCCCTCCTAACGCTGTTAATCCCAGCCGTTCTTCATCTTCCATTTCATAAGTCTGTCTACGTTTTTAACAAACGTTTTCGATGTATCATCCTCGTTTACTTTATCTCTATTAATTATCCAGCTACTAGCAGGTGATGTGTTAGACACTGTACGGTAAGCAATATACGTATGCTTACGTTTACCTGTCTTCTCTTTACTGATATTATGTGATAGAGGCTCATAGTTAAGCAGACTAGCATCTGCCTCTCGTCTCCGGTCGTATAAATAATCGGAGATAACCGTACGCTTTGTATCTGGGTTTATATCAATAGACCGTAGCTGCTCGTACATTCTTCGAGACATACTCTTTGTTTTACGTGGAATAGGTACACGCAAGTACCATCCTCCACCTTTTTTAGGTATCTTATGAGAGCTCTTGGAGAAGAATGGTTTTAAATCAATAACGCCTAGTTTATTTAGTCGTTCTTGCGTTACCTCTAAATACTTAGGTTTTCTTTTTACCTGTGTATCCTTGGGATTCTGTTGCTTAATCGCTTTCATACCTTCGTCCAGCGTACCCTGAACTAAAGCATCTCCGACATTCTGCATTGCTTGTTTTGTGCCTTGCTTACTCTTGAATAGCTTAGGGCGTTTTGATTTTCTTCTTCTACCCATTAGTTACTTCCACCTCTAAAGAAGCCGTTAAGACCGTCTGTGGAAGGTTTTCTCTTAGCGTCTACCATTTCCCCTAGCTCTGCATTGTTAACCCCTATTTCGAACGCCTCCTTGTCGATAAAGAGGTCTTCACGTTTTAGTAAAAGTTTTTGAGGAGTTCTCACTAGTTGGTTAGCTGAGTTAGGTGCATATCGATGTTCTTTGAGTAAGTCGGCAACCATATAACGTAGCGTTGTCAGAATGTTTATAGAGACCATTTTCCCCTTCAAGGATGGCTTAGGGAAAAACAGGTTATTTTTTAAGTCTACAGTATAGTCCACACCTTCAGTTAACTCTGAGTCTACAGAGGTAGCGTATTCAATTGCGTGTACGTCATAAATCATATGGAACCCATTTTGAATACGTCTGTCAGATACATCAAAAATGAAGGATTGAGAAACTAGGGCTGAAGGAATCGTAATACGATCTCGGAAGGCTACACGGAGCTCTCTGTCCGCAGGAGTACCAATAGCGGTACCTGCATCCATTAAACCAAGATCACCATTAAACGTTCCTTTATCCTGAGACTGAACGATAATCTTTTTAGATTGAGCAGGGAGATAAGCAACCCCTCGACCATGACATCTAGGGCATGATTGGTTAGGTTGC